CGTCTGTAGCTGAACAGGAGGGACAGCTGATAGAAACAGAAGCCACTGGAGCACCTCAAAAACACCATCATACACTAAATCAGTAAGTTGGCAGCATTACCTATGTGTTGAAAGTTGTTAGTCATTTTTCCTCCTTCTGATAAACCGGGTCAGTGCCGCGCGGGAACTGCAGCGCAACGTTCCTGTAGTGCTGCAATCTCTCCCTGAAATACTCCCTCATCGCTTCAGGCTGCTGCATCTCCACTTCATGCGGGATAACAGGCATATTCATACGCTCCTTGTATGCGACTCCTGACGCAGCTAAATCTACGTTAATCCGATCGCGCTCTTCTCTGCTGCGTGCTGCGAGATTGTTAGACATGAATATAGTCACCAAAGGCATTAATTACCGAGGAAATAACGATGATGAACACACCAATGACAATGTTGTTAGACGTGTATCTGCTCAAGGGGTCAGTATAAGAATTGTTGCCGTCTTTACCTTTGTTGCTTACGTCAAAAAATCCAATTTGCATAGTGGAGAGATATATACCGTTAATGAATAGCGGAGATAGGGTCATAAGAGTACCGATCATTATTCCAATAGCACCAAACCTCGGAAATAATGACCAGTCATGTAACATACAGGATGCCAACATACCTGCAGCAATAACCACAGCCCATAAAACAAGCATTATGGTTCTGCTGCCTATGTAATAGAAAAAAGGGTCAAGTTTATGTATGTCGTCGCAACTGCGATTTAACGGCCTTTGATAACCCATTAGGTCCTCCTGAAAATTTACTTTTACCTCCTAACTTCAGCACATTCAAGAGATACCATTGGCTGGCACTCATGCAGTTAGTCCAGGCAGCCCGGATTGAGCCCCAGCGCGATTACCCGCGCCCGGCGTTTTGCCGCGATGATTGCCTGCTGTCTGCGCTCTGCATCAAATCCACCACCGCTGATGATGATTGGCACCGAGTTAAGCGGCACCAGTCGCTTAGGCTTGCGCTCCAGCGTGTAGGTGTGGTCAAAGACTCTGCCAACCTTCACCGGGTCGGATGAGGTGATAGAGATTGATTTGCATGACTTCAGGCATTCGCGCATCTGGTGGTTAAATTCACCGAGCGTCATGTGAAAAAGGGCGCATAACTCGCGCCCGGTCATTGGTCGTTTAGATAGCTGGAAGGTGACTTTTTCTTTAAATCCGCTGTTCGGGTGATTATTGCGCCGGTACTGAGCGAGTTTTCGCATGGTTACGCCCCTGTCTCTTCAATCTCCGCCTTGCGAATCAGATAAACATCGGTGGCTTTTTCGAGCGTGTCCGCCTCATTCGCCAGCATGCGTGCCGCGTATTTGTAGCAGCGGTCCAGACCGGCAACGTTTTCCGCTTCAGCCGCAGCGGCGGTGAAATCGGCAAGCAGCTCGTCCGGCGTGCGCGCTGGTGCACTGGAGTTCGTCGCCGGGTTAATTTCGCGCTCGGGCTGCTGCGCCTCTGGCTTGCTGTTGATCAGGTTGTTCAGGTCCGCACGGCTGCGCGCCGGGGTGATGTCGCGTTCTGCGCGCTGCGCCGGTTCGAACTCATCCGGGGTGTAAACGCCGAGAATCACGTCAGGGCAGTAGAGGCGCGCCCAATATTTAACGGCCAGATAAGCCAGCTGCTGCTTCGGCGCCGCTTTCCAGAGCGGAGAGTTGCGGGTGGTCACGAACTCCAGATACAGCGGCTCACCCCATGTGATTTCCGTTTCGCCGCGCAGCACGGCGCCGACCCTGACAAACAGGCCGCGTTCATTCGCCGCGTTAGCCGCGCCGGGCTTGAACTTCTCCCAGTCGCCGCCGTATTCATATTTGAAACGACCCTGCACGGCTGTCGAACTGGTGATCACGGCGTTCACCAGTTGAGCTTCATAGCCCAGCGTGCCGTTAACGAGGTGCGTTTTCTGCGCTACCGCGTAGGGGTTCATTCCCCACTGCGCAGCCTGCAGGGCGATAGCGAGACAGTCAGCCGGCTTGCCCGCCAGGTGAGCCGGAACGGTGGCTTTGTCCAGCGCCATCACTTCGGCGAACGCCTGCAGCTTCTGCAGGCCGGTCGGGCTGAAGATTGCCGCTTTGGTGTCGGCCTCATTGACCGGGGAATGCGTAATTTCGTTGCTCATGCGTAATCCTTCCTTTTGGCCCAGTCCGGGCGCGTAATTTCTTCGATGCCGCCCCAGTTACCGGTCAGCATGCATTCGTGATAGGTGTTCAGATCGCGGCGGAAGAGGTCATAGCCCACGGCTACATCGTCTTCCTGCAGCTGGAAAGTGCGCACCGGATACCGGCCGCAGTCGATCGACTCGCTGACGGCGATAAAAACGAAAAGTGGGTATTCGCCGAAGTGCTTACTGAAGCCCTCGCGGTAGTAGGCGTCCTGAACGTGATAGCGGAACTCTTCGACATGGCGGGCGAAGCGGGACATATCCGCCACTTTCTTCACGTCGACGATGACCGGCTGACCTGAAAGAAATTTGTCTGGCCGGATCCGGCAAAGCTCGCCGGTCTGCTCGTCGTTCCAGTAGATTGATGCTTCCTGATGGCCTTCAGCTTCCAGCAGCCAGCGCGCGGCCGGGTGGGCGAGGGCGCTGGCGCGCATAAGCTTCAGTTTGCGGCCTTCCTCGGCATCCATCACCGTCATGCCCAGCCCGGCGCAGTCCTGCAGAAAGGCTTTTTCGTTCGCCTTGCCTTCATTGGTCCGGCGGTTAAACTCGGGCGCCACAATGAAGCGGTGATCAAACTCTTCAGGCTCCAGCAGCAGGCAGTGCAGGGCTGTGCCCATATCCAGTGCCGATTTCTTCTCTTCATCCTCTGGCGCCTCTTTACGCCACTGAAAGATGGCCGGGTTGATAGCAATGTCGTCCAGCTGCGATTTGCTGATACCGGGTCCGCTGTGGTACGACTCGTTGCTGATGTCGTAATAGATGCCCGGCTCCATCACGCTACCTCGTCGAAGCTGTTGCGGCTTTTCCAGATGGCGATCGCCATATCCCGCTTAGCCACCTTCACCAGCGCATCGCGCAGAAAGTTTTCGGCTGCTTCGTACTGCTCGTCGTCTTCATCGACCAGCTCGACAGCGGGGTAATCGAAATGCTTCGGCAGGAACGCGCACAGAGCCGTCATCAGCGGGTTAATCTTGTGCTGGTCCATCATCGAGTCGACTTCATCGCCGATGCTCTCTAAATCCGTCTCAGATAGGTTTTTCATAATCTCCTCGACTTCCTGTTTTGCTCGCCATGAAAGTTTCACTGGTGCGCCCTCCGTAACAACAGCATTGCCATAGCCCATTTCGCGCTGTCGCCGAACAGATGGGCCTCTCGCGAAAGCTCCTGCGCTTTCTGGAAGTAACGGATTCTCATGGCTGGCCTCGCTGGTTCAGGGTGTCGATAACAGAGCGCAGCCCGGCGCGCAGGCGGCGGACAAGGCGATCAAGCTGGGATTCATGAAAATAAGCGGCGCCCACGACGGCACCGCCCGCGATGGCATAGTTCATCGTGGGTTCCTCGGTGTTGGTTAGATGGATAAATCAGTAGGTGATGCGGATGGCGCTGATGCTGCCTTTGGCGATAGCGGTGATGACCGCGATTGCCTGTTCTTCAGAAAGGCCAGCATGGGCGACCAGTTCGGCTTTAGCCTGATTGTTGATGTCTTTGCGATGCGCAACGTCAGCAGCCCGCGCTGCGGCTTCGTCGGCGATGCGTTTCTCTTCGGCCAGTCGGGCTTCTTCCGCCGCTTTCGCTTTGCGCTGCTCTTCGGCGATCGCTGCCTGCTTTTCACGCTCAGCCTGTTCGCGCGCTTCCTGCGCCAGGCGGGCGGTGCGTTCCATAGCCTCATTCGCTTCGCGTTCGGCGCGCTGCACTGCTTCAATGCGCTCGCGCTCTGCCTGTTCGGCTTTAGCCTTCAGTTCAGCTTCACGGCGTGCTGCAGCTTCACGTTCACGCTGTGCAGCTGCTTCAGCTTCCTGTCGCGCCTGTTCAGCGGCCTGGCGCTTTAGCTCTTCCTCATGGGCAATGCGCTGGCGTTCAGCTTCTGCTGCTGCCTCAGCTGCGTCCCGGTCGAACTTATCGTTCAGCAACAGAGCAAGCTCATGATCGGCTTCAATCTGCTTTTTCAGCGCTTCGGCGGCTGCGTGCTCCTCTGCTTCAAGGCGCTGGCGTTCTTCTTCAGCGGCTTTCTTCGCAGCGATACGATCCTGCTCTTCCTGCCACTCGGTCAGCGGCCGGCGAACTTCATCGCGCAGCGCGTCGCATTCGGTAGTGAAGCGGCGAAGCTCAGCCTCTACGATCTTCGGTTGCTCTTTCAGGCGCTTCAGATATTCCCGGCCCGGCTTCTCAACCGCCGTTTTGCTGCGTGAAACCTGCGCCGCCAGTGATGCGATGCGTGCACGGCCTTTAGCAGTGCTCAGGTCCGGCACCTCATCCACTGACTGACGAATCTGATCCAGAAACTTATCCAGACCGTTCTCAACGTACAGCGCGGGAGCCTGCTCGGGTGTCACCTCCAGCACTGCTAAATCCGTGGTCTCGCTCATTTCCCTCTCCTGTTTTCGGGTAAAAAAATGGCCCCTGCATTCCTGCAGGAGCCAAAGGCGAAAAACTCTCATACCGCATTGCGGCTCATTACGCGTCTGGTGCAAATGCACCGTCATGACCTGTCGTAACAGGCCATTGCGGTGTCACTTAAACCACTGGGACGCCAGGTAAGCGGCGCCCGCGATTTTGTGCTCGTGCTTTGGTTCGAAATCGACGAGGCACGCTTTGATATTCAAAAGCGCCAGGTTGAGGTTTACGCCTTCCTTAGCGGTGGGATATTCGCTCTTATCGAGACCGTTAAAGAACCACTGACTAATGAACTTGTTCCAGCGATTCCCCGTCTCTTTGAATTCGCCAGGCGTGTCGTTATAGGCCGGGAGGATTTTCATAGCTTTGCCGCCGAACACGATGTCGAGGCGGTTGATTTCAATCGGCTGCTGCATCACGTATCTCCTGAATTTGGGCGTAAAAAAAGCCGCTTATGCGGCTTGGAATCCTGTCACCTCAACCCGGCAGATGGGGTAGGTGTGCAGTTGCTTTTCAGCGATGATTTGCTGAGCTTCTTCCATGCTGGCGACGTCATCGCAGAACTTAATGTTCTCTTCGCCGTCATCCCATTTGCCAGCCAAAATCGTGTAACAGAGATTCATGGTTCCTCACTTAATGATGTGCGTTGCGTCTTTGCGAACCTTGCGATGCCCGGCGCTGTAAATCGCTACGGCGGGCAGGCACATGGCGCCATCTTCGTGCTTTTCGCGAGGGCTCGGCGCTGATACAGCGCGCGAAACGCGCTCGGCGCTGACGTCAACGCGGGCTTTACCTTCAGCCGCTTCTGCACGGCGTTTTGCGATCAGTTCGCCACGCTTGAGGTAGCGACGGCTGACGCTATTGGTAGCTGCAAACATATTTACCTCCGGTAATTGGCTTAGGTGATTGGATGGCCGGTGCTGTTAACTCATTCGGCATACTGGTTAGAGCGCCCGCACTACCAGTGACTCTGTCTTGAGGCGCCGGTTGGCTACGGCTTGCCATGGGCACTGTGTATACATCGGTCGCGCATCAGCCTGCGCATTCATCCAATCCCAAAGCCAACTGCTCTTTGGTCTCCCACAAGGGCGGGAGAAATAAACCCCATCAATGTTAAAGAGCGATCCAACATCCTGTTGGTTACTGCGTCCTGCTGATGGAAATAATATTCACATATTGTGATTTAATGGTCAATCACGATTTGTGTATAAAATGCGTTTAACACGTTATGTGTATGATTTTGGCGTGAATTTATTTTTGGCGGTGATCGGCAGGCACAAAAAAGCCCGCCACTCGAGGAGAGATGACGGGCAACGTGGTAGGAATTTAGTTGTTGATGTGTTCATAGCTGGCATCCGAGCCAGTAATGGTCAGGTTAGCAGTGGTCGCTATATGTGCAAGCGTAAGCGGTTGATTAAATTAGCGTTGCGTTTATAAAAAAGCCCGCACGAGGCGGGCAGAGATGCTGTATATAGTCTTTTTTAGCCCTTGGGGCATGTCTCTTTGGACACTATGTTATCGGCATGGAAGCCGTGAGCTTTAGAGATGGGCACAAAAATCCCGCTCAGAGGCGGGCAAAGAGAATATTCCAACAAGCAAAGCTAGTGCACACTCAGCTGGTGGAGTGTACTTAAATTATAGTGCATAGAAGGTAAGTCACAAAAAAGCCCGCCAGTCTGGTGTGAGTGGCGGGCGAAATAGCGGATAACAACTGGAGAAAAATCCTGATAGAAGGGTTTTCGACCAGAGAGGACAGCCTAACATTCATGTTACTGCTTGCAAGCCTAACTTTTTAATTAATGTAACTGTTTATGTTTTATTTAGAAAAGCCCGCTCAGTGGCGGGCTATCGGTAGGGCGGGCATAAAAAACCCGGCACGGTGGCCGGGGTACGATAGATGTTACGCTAAGGATTTTCTAAAATTTTCTTTGCAAAATCAATTGTCTCTTTATGATTTGATGCAGAGGTATAATTTATTTTTTTTGCATCCATGTTTCTTTTAATCATATCGATAACTTTGCTCTGGCCAGGCGTTGGTGAATCAGGAGCTTCAATCGTAAATAGGACGTCATCCTTATCCATAAGGCTTTCTTCAGACGCCCTAGTAATTCTCATTATCCAAGTGTCGCTATGCTCCATCATCTTGCCTGGTTCAGATTGTGTAAATGCCAATGGCTTGATAGCGCATTGAATTTTATTATGTTTCTTTGCGACAAGAGGCATTGAGAACTTTGCAAGAAATCCATCAATTGAATCCTGTTTAAAGACATTCTTTAGCCCTTCGATTCTATCAATACTACGTTTCAGCTCTCTTGCTAGAACATCTTCCCGACGCTCTTTAGTGAAGTCCGAGTGATTTACATACTTATTGTAGATACGCCCAAGTTCATCTTTAGGGCTGTTACTCAGCACTACTCTAACGGTACTGAATTGAAAAATAGATTCTTTTTTAGCTGTAAAGTAACGGAAAAATTGAGCAAGATGCTGAGGGCTTGTTATCTGTAACGCCTGGGCTTTCGCGAATTGGATCTCTCTTAAGATGGCATCTTTAGCCACAGGAAAAATCGCATCATCGTGAAAGAAATTTCGCACACGTGAGTCGTTTCTCTTTGTCAACTGAAAATCGAAGTAGTTTTCTTTTGGTGCACACATGACTACGCCAATGTTTGCGAATTCTTCAGTCTCCGCATATGGCGCATACCTGACTATGCTGTAAAGGCATGTGGTTGTCATGCTATCTCGCTCCAAAAAACATCACGATCACCTTTGGCTAAAGTTTCTGAAACAAAGGGCAAAAAGTCTTCATCTACTGCCCAGTCATCAGGAATTTTTTCTAAAATTTCTGGTAGTTTTTTTGTGCAATCTACAACTTTTTGGCGGTATTCCAATCGATCCACCAAATCATATTCCCATCTTCGATTACCAGGGCTGTATACGTGGACATCGAAATCCTCTGGCTGGACATTTTGATCAAAGGAAAGATTGTGGTCAATTAGATAATACTTATCACTGCCTACATCATAGATGATATTGGGATTTCCGCCCTTATCAGTTAGCGTTCTGTCAGCATTTAATACCAGTTTATCAAACAGATATATTAGCTTCTGCTGTTCGATTGGTACAATCGCTTCATTCCTCGATTGGGTAAACGTCAGTGCTAGAGCACCTTCTATGTAATGCGATGCAAATGCATGACCAGTACAGATTTCACGCTGAAGATCTGGCATATATTCAACAAGTTCTTCAGGAACGAATACAACTTTGAACTCAGGTAACGGAAGACCAATATCATCAGCTAAACAACCTGAAATGAACTCAGCCAAGAGATTCTTTGGTGGCATAGAAGGCTTTGATTTCAGTACATACAATTTTCCATCGTCGCACTTGCAAAGAAAGGGCTGCGTTGATCCTTCGTTGATACGACGTATTATTTCAATGACATTTGGAATATCATTGTCATCAATCATTTCGCGCTCCCTCACTTACCCTTTGCATTAAACGTTCTTTTGTTACTCGTTTATCTCACCCAAACGTCTCTTCCGGCCACTGAGCCTTGACCACCTTACCGATGATGCGGATGCTGTGGTCACAGTCCAGAATCCTGTAAGCAGGGTTCAGCGGTACCAGGTAACTGACGCCACCATCCAGCTCGTACTTTTTGAAGGTTGCCTCTGAATCGCCGTTCGCCGAAGCAACGCAGAAGTCGCCTGTCTCTACCGGTTCAGCCGGATCAACCAGAATCAGCATGCCTTCGGGGAAGCTCGGACGGACGCCCTGTGGAGCTGTCATAGAATGACCTTTCACCTCTAGCCAGAAAGCGTTCTCGCTGGCTTTCTTGGTTGTTGCCACCCATGCCTTAGCATCGCTGGCGGTATAGCTGCCTACTTCTGAGAAGGGGCCAGCCTGGACGTAGGCGAACAATGGGTATTCGTATTGTTTGAAAACAGAATCGGCCTCATCGCCAAACATGATTTTGGCTGGTGATACTCCAAGGGCTGAACCAAGGACTACCGCGTCGTCAGCACTTACCTTACGTGTGCCTAACTCATAATTCCCCAGACGAGACGGAGCTGCCCAACCGCAAAGTTTGGCTAGCTGTACTTGGCTAAGTCCTTTTGCTTCACGTAGGGATTTGATCCTTTCCCCGATTAACTCATGCATTGTTTTCATCCGATAAATTTACCACGGTTCGTGATTGCACTCCGTACACGAATTGAGGTTGACTGTTAATCACATTTTGTGTGTAATGGTTCTGCATTTAATGTTATGGAGGCTGCAATGAACAACATTGCTCAGCAGCGAAAAAAAATCGGAGTTTCGCAAGCTGTCCTGGCGTCAGCCATTGGTTGGGGTCAATCCCGTATCGCCAACTATGAGCTGAACATCCGTACTCCAAGCCTAAATGACTGCCGAGCAATCATTGAAGGCTTAAAAAAATTGGGCTGCAAATGCTCGCTGGATGAAGTTTTCCCACCGTCCAAAGACAAAGCAGCTTAAGCAACACCGCTCTTTAACACTCTGAAACCCGTCCCCGCCCGTGTGGGGAAACCTTAAGTGACTTGCTCACCGCAATGTCACGCAACTTATTCAACGAAAGAGATATTACGTCATGGAAATTGCAAGTTATCGCAAAAAAGCGCGAGAAATCGAAAGTCAGTTACTGAACAAACTGGCTGAACGCGGACAAGGAACTCTGGCGAAAGTGCTTGATATGGATGAAGCGACCATAAGCCGAATGAAGCGCAGATCGGGAATGCAGAAGCACAGCTTCTTCCAGATGATGAGCCTCGCTATGGCTTACCTCGATGTTGTGTCGCCGGAATCTGAAGTGGCGCAAAGACTGCTTCGCATTGAGCAGCTTCTTACCAAAGAAAAGGCCCCGAGCTGCGCGAACAGCTTCGAGGCCTGATGCGAAAAGACTGGATCAATTCACAGGAGTAATAATACATGAAACCTGAGAAACATGAAAGATTTGCCCGCTTTAAAGAGCTGTCCCGGCAGCAATTTTACCGGTCATTCTCCCAGCTCGGCGCCAGCCGGTTGAGTCAGTGTCTGCAGGAAGCCAAAGCGAAGGAGAAGGGCAAATGAGTAACGTCAGGAGTCTGGCTAAAGCGAGAGAGGCAAGAGCGCCTCAGGAAGCGCCGAGAGAGGTCGGTAAGGGGTTTACCTTGCTGCACAGAAAAATACAGGAGACAGAGTTCTACAGAAAGGATTCTCAGGCTGTTCATCTGTGGGTTCACCTGATTATGTCAGCCAACTACACAGAGGCAGCCGTGAAGACAGAATATGGAATCATCCAGCTTCAGCGCGGTCAGTTCATTACTGGCCGAAACACGCTGTCAGCAGAGACGGGAATCGAGCCAAACCGCATCCAATACCTGCTGAAGAAGTTTAAAAAGCTGGGCATGATCGAGACGGCCTCCCCGGGAAAATTCACCGTAATTACCATCTCAAAATACGCTGAATATCAGGGCGAAATTGTCCCAGAAGATTCCCAGAAGATTCCCAGACCAAAGGCAGATGTGGCGCGGCTTCCAGAGGTGATTGTCCCAGAAGATTCCCAGAAGATTCCCACAACTAACAATATAACTAATAAATCATTATCTAACGATAATGATATGTCATCTGACGATGACGAATCGCCTCGCAAGAAAGGGCCTTCAGTTCCCTATCAGGCAGTGCTCGACGCATACAACGAAGCAGCAGGCGACAGGCTACCTAACGCTGAAAAGCTCAACCCCAAACGACGCACCGCAATCAAGCGCCTCCTTGGCGAGCTGAAAGAACCAACCGTCGAAGCTGCGAGCAATTACTTCCACGCCTTCATGAACACCGCCAACGCGTTTTACTTTGGCGACAACAGCCGGGGCTGGAGAGCATCGTTCGACTACCTGCTGAACAGCGACACACTGACCAAGACACGGGAGGGAAGCCTGTGAGTGATATCCTGATGCCTCCGCACAGCCTCGACGCCGAGCAGGCTGTACTGGGAGGCCTGATGCTGGATGGCGGCGACGAGAGAACGCTGAAGGTTATGGCGATGCTCAAGCCGGAAAGTTTCTTCTCCGCTGCGCACGCAGTCATCTTCACCGCGATTAAAGACCTGCTGCCACGCAACAAGCCGATTGACCCGCTGACCCTGTCAGACGTTCTTGAGGCTAGCGACAAGCAGTACGGCGGATTCAGCTACCTGGCTGAGCTGACGAAAAACACTCCCTCAGTCGCAAACCTCGTTCACTACGCCGCTGTGGTGCGCGACAAGGCGATGGAACGCTACGCCATTGCCAAGCTGAACGAAGCTACTGAGATGCTCTACAGCCGCAACAGCATGACGGCAGTTGAGAAGCTGGAATCCATCTCAGCCCTGACAACGCAAATCAGCGACTACGCCAAAACGGGAAGCCGTCGCGGACTACGCTCATTCGGTGACGTCATGGACAGCTGGGTGGCCGACCTTGAGAAGCGTTTCGATCCTACAGGAGAGCAACGCGGCATGAGCACCGGCATCCCGTCGCTGGACCGCATGCTGGCACCGAAAGGGCTGGTTAAAGGTTCGCTGTTCGTCATCGGTGCGCGTCCGAAGATGGGCAAGACCACGCTTTACGGCCAGATGGCAATCAACTGCGCTATCCGCGAGCAGAAGCCTGCGCTGATGTTCAGCCTTGAGATGCCGGCCGATCAGATTCTGGAGAAGCTGGTAGGGCAGAAGTCAGGCGTTAACCCGAGCATTTTCTACATGCCGGCCACTGACGACGCCGACGACACATACCAGGGCGACTACGACGGCGATTTCGACAAAGCCATCAAAACCGCTAACCGCCTGCGCGAATCTGACCTGCTGTACATCGATGACACGCCCGGGCTGTCACTGGCTCATATCGTTGCAGAGTGCCGTAAGGTGAAGCGTCAGAAGGGAGAGGTAGGCATGGTGCTGGTTGATTACCTCACGCTGATGACGGCAGAGAAGGCAGACCGTAACGACCTCGCTTACGGGCTCATCACGAAAGGGCTGAAGAATCTCGCCAAAGAGCTTGGCTGCGTCGTTGTGCTGCTGACCCAGCTTAACCGTGAGCTGGAGAAGCGCGTCAACAAGCGACCGTTACCGAGCGACTCACGCGACACCGGGCAGATTGAGCAGGACTGCGATTACTGGGTGGGCATTCACCGCGAAGGCCATTACGACGAGAGCGTGCCGGCAGGAGAAACAGAGCTGCTTCTTCGACTCAACCGCCACGGCGAAACAGGCACCGTCTTCTGTCTGCAGAAAAACGGCGCTATCTACGATATGGACCAGACGTCAGCCAGAGCCGAGCGCGATTCGCGTCAGCAGCCAGCAAAAGGAAAGAAAGGTGGTTTCTAATGATTCACTATCATGGCGGACCTATAACGCCTGACCTTTGCGCTATTAAAGCCTGGAAATCCCGACACGCATTTATCTCTTTTGCCCATCCCAGCCAGATTAATCTTGCCTCTGAATACTGCCAGTCATTCGCCCTCGATAACGGTGCGTTTACAGCGTGGAAAGCAGCTGGCCGGAACAAAATCGACTGGAGTGACTACTACGAGTTTGTGGCTCGCTGGAAAAACCATCCGGGTTTCGATTTTGCGATCATCCCTGACGTTATCGACGGCGGCGAAGCAGAGAACGAAGCGTTGCTTGATGAGTGGCCACACGGTGATTTTTATGGTGTTCCGGTGTGGCACATGAACGAGAGCGACGAACGTTTTATCCGGCTTTGCAACGAGTATCCGAGGGTAGCCATCGGAAGTTGTGGTGAGTATGACGTGAAGCGACCAAAAATCGCTGTGGCGCGGATGAAAGACCTGATCCGGCACGTTACCGACGACTACGGACAGCCGATCGCTAAGCTCCACGGTCTGCGCATGCTCAACCCGCAGATATTCACGAAGCTTCCCCTGGCTAGCGCGGACAGCACCAACGTTGCCAGAAACATCGGCATCGACAAAGCCTGGAAAGGAGCTTATGCCCCGGCATCAAAGGAGACTCGCGCTGCGCTGATGGTAGAGCGAATCGAATCGCATAACAGTCCCGGATCGCTCAACTACTGCGACGAACGGGATAAGTTCAACATGCAGCTGCAACTCGCGGTTTAATGCAGCAGCCTTTCAGAGAAGGGCAATTATGGAGATACCGAAGGACGGCATACGGCTTCATAGGTCGAACTTCAACGCTATCGGGCAGCAAATCCTCCCCATGCTCGACTCTGGCGAAACCTACCGGCTGATCATCAAGCCGTGGCGCGAGAAGCGCAGCCTCAACCAGAACGCCTTATCCCACATGTGGTACAGCGAAATCAGCGACTGGCTCATCCGGCGCGGCAAAGACTTTGCATCTCCTGAGTGGGTGAAAGACGCGATGAAGCATACCTATCTCGGCTACGTAGAGCGCGAGATGGTCGATGTGGTGACAGGCAAAATAACTGTAATCCGTTCGCTACGGCATACCTCAGACCTCGACACCGGCGACATGCATTTTTACCTCACGCAGGTGGAAGGCTGGGCGCTGAGCCTTGGCTGCAAACTGACGGTGCCGGCCGACAGCGAATACATGAATCTGAAGGAAAAACAAAATGGGTAAAGCCATTGTTCAAACCATTCCCGAACTTCTCGTTGAGACGCGAGGAAACATGGCAGCAGTCGGCCGCATGACAGGCATCGCCCGTCAGACGGTGAAGTGTTACGCGCGCGACGTTGATGGAAAAAAACATGCGATCGTCAACGGCGTTCTGATGGTCGCCCAAGGGAATCGTGGTCCGAGGAAAAAGGGAAAGTCTGATGCAAAAGACATGGTTCACTCATGATCCGGTAGATACTGACACCGCCAACGAACTCCTTTCACGCTACGCCGCCCGCAACATTCAGACCCAAAAGACACTCGCCACCGATCCACGCCTCTGGCTGATCAGTGCGCTGCTGCCCGAGGGAAACCGCGAACCACGGAGAGACACGACCTATGAGCACAAATGCTGGGCGTAAGCGCTGCTGCAAATGCCTTACCGTTCTCACCAGTGAGGATAAATACCGGTTCGGGATCAACTGTGAAATCTGCAAAGAAGACACCTGGTATTACGAGCACTTCGACTATGTCCCGTTCCACACCATCTGGCGATACGTCTGTTATCAGCTGCGCTGGCTGCGGTTCAGCATTGCCGCCGGACTGGGTTTATGCCTGCGCCCGCTGCTGCGCCGCCTGGATGCAAGACGACAACCTGAGAATGCACGGAGGGAGCGATGAGTAAATTACGCAAAGAAGCGCGGGGCAGGGAATGCCAAGTGAGGCTTCCGGGCATATGCAATGGCAACTCGGAAACAGTCGTTCTCGCTCATTACCGAATGGTCGGCATTTGCGGCACAGGAATGAAGCCTGACGACCTTTTCGCCGCATGGGCATGCTCAGCCTGCCATGACGAGATAGACCGGCGTACGCGTCGCTGTGAAGTTACTGAGGCTCGCATCGCACATCTCGAAGGCGTCATCAGGACGCAGGATGCTTTGCTCAGAGAAGGAAAGCTAAGGCGATGAATGAATACAGGCTCGAATTACCCTGGCCGCCCGGAAACAACCACCTCTTCTCAGTGTTCCGCGGACGAAAGATAAAAAGCAAAAAGGGAAGGGAATACACCGCAGCAGTGACCAGACAAATCACCGAAGCAAAGCAGCAATACCAACTGGCCGGCAGGCTGAAAGTAAAAATCCTCGCATATCCACCTACACGCACCCGGCGTGACCTCGACAACCTATTCAAAGCTCCTCTCGACTCGCTCACCCATGCAGGCGTCATCGCTGACGACAGCCTCATTGATGACGTGCGCATGGTGCGCTGTGAAGTGGTTAAGGGCGGCAGGCTGGAAATCATCATCACAGAGATGGAGGCAGCATGAAGTGCAAAGTCGATGGTTGTGATCGTGAAAGCGACTACATAACGCAACAGGTCTGCCAGAAGCACTATTTCCGCATGCTGAGATACGGTACTTACGAATTAACCACAGTAGGAAAGCGTAGTTTTCGTTCTCAAAACTCCAAAGGCTATCAGATGCTTCACATTCCAGATCATCCATTAGCTATGGCAAACGGTTCAGTCTATGAACACCGGAAAGTGGTTTATGACCGATACGGAGCAAACCTTCCCCCGTGTGAGAAGTGTGGTAAAGCCGTTAACTGGAAGACTACACATATCGATCATAAGGATGAGGTCGTTCACCACAATGAACCAGATAATCTAAGGGTGCTTTGTCGGGCATGCAACGTTATGCGTTCTCGTGTGCATATTCCCCAGCATACGGTTAAAGGGAGACATTCGGTGACTTACAACGGTGAGACCAAAACACCAACTGAATGGTCCAGAGATTCACGTGTTCGGGTATCTCATTCAACGATCGTCAGGCGTTTGAAAAGCGGAATGACTGCTGAAGAAGCCTTATTTTCTGAAAAGGTTACTCACCGATCTGTTAAAGCAAAAAATCGACAGCCAACTTACGGCGAGTATCAGGGACCGAGAAAGGAGAGCAGAGCATGAGCTTAGAAGCGACAGCCAAGTACCATTACGCGAAGACCCAGAATTTCAGCGGCATGGCACCCCAAACTTCACCAGACACGCTTACAGGCACTGATTACATCGCGGCTATGGGTATGACCATGTCCCGTGCCGCTATGGGTTACTGCGCTTTTATGGGCAAGATTGGAGTAAGCGAGAACGACGCCCGACGCGCCGTATCCCTGTTAACTGATTTTGCACTGCAGACCTGCGACCGGGTTGCCGCCCTTCGCAAGCTTGATACAGATATTAAACCAGCCGTGATGCAAGTGCTCGCAACTTACGCCTACCTCGATTACTGCCGCAGCGCCGCCAGCGTTAAGCCGTGCGAGTGCTGCAGCGCTACCGGGTTTATAGCCGCGGAAGTCGTGACGATGAAGTCGATGCTGTCCGGTGCCGGCCGCCGTGAGGTCCGCGAGCAGGTCAGGGTGCGCTGCAAAACATGCGCAGGCAAAGGAGTCGTGTCATCGGCGTGCCGGGACTGTAACGGGCGAGGGCGCGCGGTCATGCGCAAAGAGTCAGAGCGGCAGGGCGTGCCGGTTATGGGGGACTGTAAGCGCTGCTGCGGCCGGGGATATGAGCGCATCCCGTCTACCGAAGCCCATGGCGCGATTTGCGGCATTACCGATGCCATTAGCCTGGACACGTGGAAGAAGAGCGTGAAGCCGTTCTATGAAACGCTCATTGGCAAGCTGGAGACTGAAGAGTCGTGGGCCAACACGGCACTGAGCTGGGTCACAGCATAGAGTTAAATAAAATCGCCTGTTATTTTATCGTAGGCTATTTACTTTTCACGAAACTGGGGATACGATTTCTAACAGTGAAAGCTACGTCTTGTTGTTGAGCGGCAACAAAACAGTCCGCTGTTTCTGAGTGGACACTAAATGCCCTGCGGTTTAATGCCGTGGGGCTTTTTTTTGGCCTGAATTTGGGTGAGAAGCACAGAGGTTGTGCGTTCGGCTGTTAACCGATTGGTCGCAGGTTCGAATCCTGCCTTGCCCGCCATATAACCTCCCTGGCTGACCAGGCGGGCAGTTACCGAGATTTGCGTCAGGGGCCAAAAAAAAGCCCGCATACCGAAGGGGAAGCAACAGTAAGCGGGTAAAGATTCAAGTTTCACTCTGTCAACTTTCAAGGATTGACGGGTGAAAGTTAGCAGCCATGATTTTTGCCTTTGTGCAAAAAATGCTAACCCATTAAATTTAGTAAAAAATTCACAAAGGCTCGCGTCGGCGGGCCTTTTCTTTTTTCGCCCGCGGTTTGCTCCCGCATCCAATCACCCCGAGACCTTCAGAAACGAACCTGAGAACGCTGGCTTGCTGGCGAGCTTTCGGGTGCCCGCGTTCTGAGCAACAGGTTCGTCTCTAAAGGAATACGCTATGAATGCCAATAACTTGATTTGGAGTAAATATTTTGAGATCGACGAGTCCTCAAAATCCGGATTGAGATGGAAAATTGATAGGCGCGCCGGAGTTAAGGCGGGAGATATGGCTGGATATATACAGGTAGATTCCCGAACCAGCTATTACCGAGTTAGTTTTTTGGGTAAAGGTTATCGCGTACATCGAATCGTGTATGAAATGGTATCAGGCATCCCAATTCAACCGGGCATGCAAGTAGATCACATTGACGGCAATGGATTAAACAATGCCTTCTCCAATCTTAGGCTCGTAGATGGTGCGGTAAATAACCGGAATAAACGCGCATATAAAATCGATAAATCAGGCGGAGACCTCCCATCAGGGGTTAGATACTGCCGAATTAGAGATGTGTACCTGGCTGCCGTTTCTACCTTAAGCGGGGTACAAAGTGTTAAGTATTTTGGTGTCTCGAAATACGGCGATCAAGAGGCCCGGCGGCTAGCCATTAATTATCGGCGTGAAGCAATTGAAGAACTTAATAAATTAGGCGCTGGATATACTGGCCGCCACGGTAACTAATTAAAAATAACCCACACCCTTACCTGCGCTTTCGCGGGCGATTTTTATCCATAAAAAAATCCGCGCTCAGGCGGATTCTTCAACGTTGACTACATAACGGCAGGGCGGTGCTTTTTTTCTCGACAAGATTAAAGCTAACCGGGCTTGCTCAGTTCAGAAAGTAGACAATTCCTAATTGAGCCAGCTCCCTCACCGAGGGGGTCACATGAGTATCGATATGAGCAAACTGGCTTCAGGCGCAGCGTATGGCGCGTCAGCCGGGACGATTGCCAACGGTCTTCTGACCCGGCTTAGTCCCGATGAGTGGAGCGCTGTAGGCGTCCTGGCCGGTATTCTGGTCGCCCTGCTAACGCTCGGCATCAACTGGTATTACAAACGCAAAGCCACACTGGCGCAGATTAAGGCGCTCCAGCGCTGGCCCACCGCGCCCGGCCTCACCGAGGAATAACCCATGGCAATGTCAAACTCACTGCGGAACAAGCTTATCGCTGCCGCAGGCGGCGGAGCCATGCTTATCGCTACGGTATTCCTTGGCGGTAAGGACGGTGTAGAGGGGCGGGTGTACGAGCCCTACAAAGATGTTGCCGGAGTCTGGACGGTCTGTGATGGCCACACCGGCACCGACATCATCAAAGGCAAGAAGTACACCGACCGCGAATGCGATCGCCTTCTTTGGAATGACCTGCAGCCGGTAAAGAAGACGGTTGATAGCCTGGTCAAAGTGCCGCTGAATGAATATCAGCGCGCAGCGCTCTACAGCTTCACCTACAACGTAGGCTCCGGTGCGTTTTCCAAATCGACGCTGCTGAAGAAACTTAACGCAGGCGATCAGGATGGAGCTTGCGAGGAGCTGCGCCGCTGGGTCTATGCCGGCGGCATGAAGTTTCGCGGCCTGATGAATCGCCGGGATATGGAACGCTCAATGTGTTTGGCGGAAGGTCCAAATGACATTTAGCTGGCAAACGCTGATTATCGGCCTGCTGCTGGTGGCATTGATAGCAGTTGGTCGGGTGGCTTATTTCTACCACGGTAAATACGCTGCCGCAGACAACCTGGCGACTGAACGCCAGCAGACCATTGATGACATGCAGGTGCGCCAGCGTGACGTGGCCGCGCTCGATGCGAAATATACGAAGGAGTTAGCTGATGCTCAGGCGACTATTGATCAGTTGCATGCTGACGTTGCTTCTGGCAAGCGCCGGTTGCAGCTCAACGCCACCTGCACGAAACAATCCGCCACCGGCGCCAGCGGCGTGGGCGATGATGCCACCGCAAGACTTACAGCAGATGCTGAGCGGGATTATTGGCGTCTCAAAAGTGGAATCTCAACCATCACAAACCAAGTGACCTACCTGCAAGACTACATCAACAGAATGTGCCTGAAATAGGAGGCGTGATGCTGACACAAGGTAAATTGAAAAGCCTTTTGGAGTACTCTCCTGAAACAGGCTTATTTCATTGGTTGTCAGAGAAAACAAATGCAATACAACCTGGCGACTTGGCCGGATGGAGAGATGAGCAAGGTTACTGGCGCATAACCATCGACGGTCATGATTATCGGGCTCACCGACTGGCTTGGCTTTATATGCATGGGTTCATACCTGATATGGTGGACCACAAAAACCGCAACAGAAGCGATAATCGAGCATCAAATCTTCGTCAGTGTAACGCTTCACAGAACGCAATGAATCGGAAGACTCAGGCAAATAACAAGTCGGGAGTGCCGGGTGTTATCTGGAACAAGCGAGAGAAGAAGTGGAAAGCATTCACTAAGTCGAACGGTAAGCAAATCTCCCTTGGGACTTACGCTGAAAAAGAGGATGCGATCCGAGCCAGAGAGAAACATTGTCAGCGTACTCATGGTGAATTCTATGCCAACATGTTTGCAGCATAGGAGGTGAGAGAGCCTCTTTCACAACGGCTTTCATTACAGATTGCATCTCATTACAGGTAATGTATTAAAATGCGCCCAGTACATTCCAGGGGGATATATGGGCGAAACCTTAGTTAGTTATAAAACGATGGTGGCAACACAATTTAATATGTATTGGGCTTTCGGATCTATGCTTGCTGCGATAACAAGCGCCGTCGCCACTTTGATCACACTGTATTATGCAAGAAAGGCTTTAGATACATGGAAGCAGCAAGAGGCACTCAAGATCATGATCGATTTCAAAAGTGCCGCCGTTGATCTTCTCTATGCATTGGACGCTATGCCGGATAACTGGTCTCACGTGCACGTCAACATAGCCCGTGCAGCCATAGATAGAGGAGATATAAACACCTCGACCAAAAAGCGAGAGGTAGAAATTTACTATCTTAAGCAAGACATGGTGGATACAAACAGATTAGCCCAGCGTCGTTGGATGATGTGCGAACCACTATTGAAAGACTCCAAAACAACCGCCATCTGGAAGGATTTTCAGCAGGAATTTTGGGGGTATGCATTAAAGGGCGGCAACAAATCAGAAGTATTACCTAAGCTACGTACAGTGGTGAATGAGATGAAAATCTTTTGATAGTCATCGCAGGGCGCATTTGCTAGTGCGCCCGATGATGATTAGATGAATTCAGCTGTTCTCAATTTCAAATTCGTAAACTCCACTCACTCCTTCAATCATAATTGCGCAATAGACAGTGACGTCCAGAGATTTGGCGCCATGTAGTTTCATAATAGGTATGAATTCGCTGCGGATATTTCTTTTAGCTGAGGACCTTTTATCAGAATCACTAGTTCCGGTTATATCCATATCACCGGAAAAAGTGGTTTCCACGTTTTTTAGCTTATCCCAGCAAGTAAGGTCAGCGATGTCTCTCCTGATTTTGTCAGCCTTTTCCCTGTCACTTTCAATTTTAGGGAATTTATTTTTGACTGAGTACGTAAGAAGAAAATCCTTGAGCATGTGTGCAATCCTTAATTTAAAAAGAGAAATCTATGGCACTCACCGACAAACAAGAGATGTTCTGTCGCGAGTACCTCATCGATTTGAACGCCACGCAAGCGGCCATTCGGGCGGGGTACAGCGAAAAGACCTCGAACGAGCAGGGCGCCCGACTGTTAGCAAATGTTAGCGTCCAGAGCAGAATCTCCGAACTTAAAGCACAGCGCAATGATCGCATCGATGTTGACGCTGATTATGTGCTGAAGCGTTTATTTGAGATTGATCAGATGGACGTCCTCGACATTCTCCTTGCCAACGGTGAGCTGAAGCCCATCAAAGACTGGCCTAAAGTGTGGCGCACAACGCTGTCTGGCATGGACGTCACCGAGATGGCAGGCGACGCTGCTGGACTGCTGAAAAAGATTAAATGGCCGGACAAGGTCAAAAACCTCGAGCTGCTTGGCAAGCACGTCACCGTCCAGGCATTCAAAGACAACGTTAAAAACGAACTGGTCGGCCCCAACGGATTACCGCTGGCTGCGCCTACGTTCGTTGTTAGCTTCGGAGCGGATGATGACGACAGCGGAGAAGAAACTTAGCTTCGCGCCCAAATTCAAACCTCTCTTTAAGCCCATTCGCTACAAGGTATTCCACGGCGGTCGGGGCGGCGCTAAATCATGGGGCATTGCCCGCGCGCTGGTCATCATGGCCGCCTCCAAAAAGCTCCGCGTTCTCTGTACCCGTGAGGTGCAGAACTCGATCAAGGATTCGGTGCACAAGCTGCTGAAAGACCAGATTGAGATGCTCGGCCTTAACCCGTGGTTCCGCATCACCAACGAGACGATTACCAGCGCCTGCGGCAGCGAGTTCCTGTTTAAGGGGCTGCGCTTCGATCCGCTGGGCATCAAGTCGACGGAAGGCGTGGACATCTGCTGGGTGGAAGAGGCTCAGTCTGTCTCTGCCGATTCGTGGGACATCCTGGTGCCGACCATCCGTAAAGAGGGTTCGGAGATTTGGGTGTCGTTTAACCCCGGCGAAGAGAAAGACCCGACTTATCAGCGCTTCGTGGTTAACCCGCCTGATGACAGCATCACGGTCGAGGTGAACTACTACGACAACCCGTATCTGCCCGAGACGCTCCGCAAAGAGATGGAGTACTGCAAGCGGGTCGATTACGAGGCGTACGAGCACGTCTGGCTGGGCAAGCCTAAGTCGATATCTGAGGCGGTTATCTTCAAGCAGCGCTACCGCGTTGAAGCGTTCCCGGATGACCTCTGGCAACAGGCAGATCGGCTATTCTTCGGTGCTGACTTCGGTTTCGCTAATGACCCGAGCACGCTGATTCGCATGTTCATGCTAGGCACGAAGCTCTATATCGAATATGAGGCCTATGGCGTCGGCGTAGAGCTCGACGAAATGGCGCAGTTTTACGATTCAATCCCCGAGACGCGACGCTGGCCTATCAAAGCTGATAACGCGCGACCGGAGACAATCAGCCACATCGGCCGGCAGGGCTTCAGCATTGACGCTGCGGCGAAGTGGAAAGGCAGCGTAGAGGATGGCATCACCTACCTGAAAGGATTTGAGGAGATCATAATTCACGAGCGCTGCAAGCACACCGCCGACGAGTTCCGGCTCTACTCCTACAAAGTCGACAAGAAGACCAACGAAATTCTCCCGGTCATTGTCGACGCACATAACCACTGCATAGACGCCATACGCTACGGGCTGGACGGTTACATCACCAGCTCTGACAGCCTTGGCACTTGGGCGCAACTTGGCAGAGGCTGAACATGTCCGAAACACAAAACGTGTCGCAGCCTGTACCGACGCGTGACAGCTATGAAAACTTTGTCGCCCGCATGGGCGTTAACGAATCGAACCAGTCCGGCGCGGGCACTTATCGCAATAACTGGACGTCGCGCAACAGGCTGCTGATTGAGCAGGCTTACCGGTCGTCCTGGCTGGTGGGTGCAGGCGTTGACGCCATTCCCGATGATATGACCCGCAAGGGCGTGACCATCACCTCCAAACTGGAAGACGGCCGCAAGAAGCAGCTCGATCATGCCTGGGATGAGATGGCGTTATGGGAAGCTATCAACGACACGCTGAAGTGGGCGCGGCTCTATGGTGGCGCTGTGGGCGTAATCTTGATTGATGGTCAGAACTATTCGACGCCTCTGCGCATCGACGCTATCGAGCCAGGCGCATTTAAAGGCGTGATGGTGATGGATCGCTGGATGCTGAATGCCACGACCGAGCGGCGCGTGACTGAGCTGGGGCCGGACTTCGGCATGCCTGAGTTTTACCGCGTCGTGACATCGGCAACAGGTATCCCGCCATGGCGCATTCATCACTCCAGGCTGATCCGCTTCGACGGCATCCCGCTGCCTTATCAGCAGCGCCTGACAGAAAATGACTGGGGCATGTCGGTAATTGAGCGCTGCTTCGATCGCCTGCTGGCATTCGACAGCACCACTACCGGCGTAGCACAGCTGGTGTACAAAGCGCATCTGCGAACCTACAGCATTGATGGCCTGCGAAAACTGCTGGCAATGGGTAAAGACAGCCCGATGTTCAAGGGGCTAATGTCGCATATGGACATGATCCGCCAGTACCAGAGCAACGAAGGCATGACCATCATGGACGCGGCCGACAAGTTCGAGGCGCATACCTATTCGTATGCCGGGCTGAGCGATGTGCTGGCTCAGTTTGGGCAGCAGGTATCCGGCGCGTTCGGTATTCCGCTGGTTCGCCTGTTCGGCCAGTCTCCGGCTGGTTTCTCAACGGGTGATACTGACCTGTCGAACTACTACGACAACGTGTCCACGCAGCAGGAGCGCAAGTTGCGCCGGCCGATCCGCAAGCTATTTGAAGTGCTGCATATGAGCCTGTTTGCTCAGCCGTTGCCGGATGACTTTACTTTCGAGTTTAACGAGCTCTGGCAGACGCCGGACAGCGAGCGCGCAGATACGGCCAATAAGGTCGTCGACGCCACGGTGAAAGCTGTCGATGCAGGTCTGATGACCGAGAAAGCCGGCGCGCAGCACCTGCAGGAGACGGCCCGCGTAACCGGTCTGGGCGGCACCATTAGCGACGAGGATATTGATAATGCCAGTGACATCCCGGCGCCGACGGAGGCCGACCTCGATAACGTCGAAACCACCGAACCTGAAGCGCGCCGAGACGCAGCTGCGAACACAGCTACGACAGATAGCGCGTACGGTGGGGGCAATCGTCGAGGGTTCGTACGATGGTTCAAACGATAGCGTTACCGACATCATGGACAGGCTGGAGCGTTACGCCGACCTGATTGAGCCATGGGCTGAGGCAGTATCCAGTCGCCTGATAGGCACACTGGAAGTCGCAGACGATGCAATGTGGCGTGACAGGTCACAGCGTATCTCTGCCGGGCTTCGTGAGCTGATGAACTCCGGCACCGGCGCGGTAACGCGCAGCATCATCGACGAGCAGGTGAAACTGTTCAAATCGCTTCCCCTGCAGGCAGCCGATCGCGTTTACGACATCCACAATCAGGCGATTGAAGCCGTGGTGTCCGGTAAGCGATCCAGCACGCTGAAGCAGGAAATCATGCGCACCGGCGAAGTGACCGAGGCGCGGGCCCGTACCATTGCCCGTACTGAGGTTGGCCGGGCATCAACTGCAATCACCCAGGCGCGCTCAACCGCCATCGGCTCCCGCGGCTACATCTGGCGCACCGCCGATGACAGCGACGTGCGCCACTCCCACAGGCAGATGGAAGGTCAGTATGTCGACTGGTCAAAACCGCCCACGCTGGATGGTATGACCGGCCACGCCGGACAGTTCCCCAACTGCCGCTGCTACTGCGAAGTTGTCGTCCCCGAGGACTAACGATGCAATATTTCTTCACTACGCGCCTCGGCAATACTCGCTTTGAGATGGCCGATGGCTCGCTGCTGTGCAAAGACGTGCCGATCGCACGCACCGGCGCGCAGGTCTACGACGAAAGCGAACTGGAAGGCCTAATCGGCGATGAAGATGGCGAGATCGTCGTCACCCGCGACGCTGACGAAGTTTTCCGGCCAGAAACACTCGCCTCCTTCGAAGGCATGGCTTTCACGCTCGGCCACCCGAAAGACATGGTCAATCCGGGAAACTGGAAAGACTACGCCCACGGGCATATCCAGAACGTCCGCCGCGGCACTGGCGACCAGTCAGATCTGATGCTGGGTGACATTCACATCAAAACCGCCGAGGCTATTCAGCAGGTAATGAACGGCCTCGAGCAGATTTCTATGGGCTACGACGCTGACTACGAGCAGAAGGGGCCGGGTCAGGCGCGACAGCACTCAATTATCGGTAACCACTGTGCGGGCGTTCCTAACGGCCGTGCGGGTATTCGTTGTTCAATTGGAGATAGCTCATTCATGACTACCAAAAATCAGGGCTGGTTTAGCCAGCTGAAGCGGGCGATTAAAACCAAGGATGCCGATAGCCTGGCTGATCTGGTTGATAACGCGCCATCAGAACTGGTCGAGCCAAGCCTTGATTTGGCGCGGGCAGTAAACATCACTATCAACCCCGCGCAGCCGTTGCCGCCGAATAAAGAGCTTGGCGGCCTGACCACTGATGAAGATGGTGAAGGCGGCTCGCAGACTAACAGCGAGCTTGAAGCGAAAGTCGATGCACTGGCGCTTCTGGTTCAGCAGCTGATCAATCCGACCTCTACGGCAACCGTCGACAGTGACGATCCGGAGGAGAAGGAAGAGAAAACTCGCGCAACTACCGATGCTGCTTACCATCAGGGCATCGTGGCGCGCGCAGAGCTCATCCTGCCGGGCGTGAAACTGCCGGAAGGCGGCAAGCTGGCGGCATTTAAGCGCTCCACCATGGATGCAGCATTTAAAACGCCGGACGGTCAGGCGCTGCTGGCTCCTCTGGTTGGCGCATCACCGGACTTCAGCAAAATGCCTAAGGCAACGCTGGACGCGGTATTTGTATCCGCCAGCGAAATCGCCAAAGCGCGTAACAGCGCGCCAGCTTCTGCGTCGCGTGCTTCGTTTTACGACTCATCCAACAAAAACTCTCCGGCTGCTCTGAACAAGGCATTCGCCGCCCACTGGAATAAATAAGGGAAAACCCATGGTTGCATACCTGTACCGGATGCCAGTCGGCATCGCCGGGGCTATCTCACGCCCGCAAGACCTGACCACCGAGCCGGTGATTCTCAATGCCGCGAACACTTTTAGCCAGTACGGCCTCGCCGGTAAATACAGTGCGGATGGCAAATTCATCCCGCTGGCGGCATCGGACGAAGCTACGGTCATCACCGGCCTGTACGTGCGTCCTTACCCGACCACCTCTACGCCTGACATGGCGCGACAGGTTGGCGCAAATGCCAATTTCACTGGTGATGTGATGAAGCGCGGTTACATGACCGTGAACATCGGCAGCACCGCAGTTGGCCTGACCAAAGACGCGCCGGTTTATGTGCGCAACGCCAACCCGACCGACGCCAGCCCGCTGGGCGCAATTCTGGGCGCGGCTGTCACGGACGAAACCGTCGTGCTGCCGAACGCCGTTTTCACTGGCGCAGGCGATGCCGCTGGCAACGCTGAAATCGCATACAACATCTAAGGGAAACGCTAAATATGTACACTTTTGACCAAGCCACTCTCGACGGCACTGGCGCTTTCCTGGTTGGCGAACTTGAGCGCCTCGATCAGGAACTGAACATGCCGCTGGTCGGTTACACGTGGTCGCGCGATATCCAGCTGCGCGAAGATGTGTCGATCGCCGATGACATCAGTTCTTTCACCAACTCCACCTTTGCCGCTGCCGGCACGCCGAACCCGAACGGTAAAAACTGGATCGGCAAAGACTCCACCGCCATTGCTGGCCCGAACGTCGACATCGCAAAAACCGGCTTCCCGCTGACCCTGTGGGGCATGGAACTGGGCTGGACCGTTGTCGAGCTGGCCGCCGCTGCAAAAGTCGGTCGCCCGATCGACACGCAGAAGTACGATGCGATGCAGCTGAAATGGAACATGGACACCGACGAGCAGGTTTATCGCGGTGACAGCCAGCTGGGCGTGAAAGGTCTCCTCAACTACAGCGGAGTGGCATTCACTAACGCCCCGAAGACGTGGGCAACATCTACGCCTGACGAAATCCGGGCGTCAATCAACCTGCTGCTCTCCAATGCCTGGGCTGCATCTGGTTACACCATCGTCCCGCGTGACCTGCTGCTGCCGCCTGAGCAGTTCGCTCTGCTGTCCAGCATCATCGTATCCTCAGCCGGTAACCAGTCGCTGCTGACCTACCTGCGCGAGAACACGATCGCTTTCCATCAGAACGGCGTGCCGCTGAACATCCGCGCGGTGAAATGGCTGAAAGGTGCAGGCACCGGTGGCACTGACCGCATGATGGCTTACACCAATGACAAGAAGTTTGTGCGCTTCCCTATGGTTCCGCTGCTGAGCGTGCCGGTGCAGTATCGCGGCATTTACCAGCTGACCACCTACTACGGCAAGCTGGGCGCAGTTGAGTCTCCGTACCCGGAAACCATGGCGTATCTGGACGGCATCTAACCAATCCGGCCCCGCAAGGGGCCAACAGGAGCAGCAAATGGCTAAGAAGACGATTCGCGTCCATACCCCGTTTAACTTCACCTCTGAAGATGGCACCAGCCAGCGCTTTGAGGCCGGCGAGCATACCGTTGATGACAAGGTTGCCGATCACTGGTTTGTCACCGCGCACTCTGACGTTACCGGCAAGGCGAAAGCCAGCGCTGACACGAAAGAGTTTCAGGCTCAAATCGACAGCCTGACCGCGCAGCTGGAAGAGAAAAGCAAAGCGCACGGCGATCTGCAGCAGTCGGTAGCGGAGAAAGACCAGACCATCGCCGACCTGACCGCGCAGCTGGCAGCCCTGCAGGCGCCCGTAACTGAACCGGTAACGGAAGGTAATGCTGATGGCAAGAAACCGAAATCTGCCGACAGTAAGTGATTTTCGCCGCGACTTCCCGCAGTTCAGTGACGACACCAAATATCCCGACGCAGTAATCGAGTTCCGACTTAACCTCGCAGACATGCTGATTGACGGCTCCGCCATGGGGAACATGTTCCCTTATCTGGCAGAGCTGTTTGTCGCGCATTACATGGTGCTGAATGCCGCAGATACGGCGGCCGGCGCGCTGGGTGGTGCTGGTGGCACAACGAGCGGTGTGGTTGCGTCCAAGTCGGTGGATAAAGTCAGCGTGAGCTACGACAACAGCGCGACGCTCAATGCTGATGCGGGCTTCTGGAACTTCTCCCGTTACGGCGCGGAGTTCTGGCAGCTGCTGATGCTCTTCGGGTATGGCGGTGTTCAGCTATGAAATCAGGCCTGACCATTCGCGCCGACACGGCGCAAAGCATTCTGGACGCCCTTAAAACCCTCGCTAACAAGGATGTTCTGGTGGGCATCCCGGAATCAAAAGACGAGCGCGATGATGGTGATATCGGAAATGCGGCGATCGGCTACATCAATGAGGACGGGTCGCCGGCGCAGAACATCCCGCCGCGACCCCATCTCAAGCCCGGCGTGAAGTCGGTCGAGCAGGATTTCATGCCTCACCTGAAGGCGTCCGCGCAGAAGGCGCTGGAAGGCGATACGGAAGGGGCAGTGACGTCCCTCGACCGCGCCGGAACGGTTGCAGCCAACGGGGTGAAGCGGTACATCACCATTACTGGATTCACTCCCCTGGCTGACGCCACGATCGCCAACCGTCTGCGCCGGGGCCGCACCGGTAATAAGCCACTCATCGACACCGGCGAATACCGCCGCTCAATCACGCACGTTGTGAGGGTTAAAGATGCCGACACTTGATGTAACTGACGTTCTGCTGTCGCCTGAATTCCTTGATACGACGCTCGTGGTAAAGCGCAATGAGCAGACGGTCGATGAGGATGGCTTTGCCAGAAACACCACCACAGAGACATCGTTTGGTGGCGTGGTGACGGTTGACCGTTCACTGGAAGCCCGGCGCATGCAGGCCGGTCAGGTGATTAATGGCGCAATCCTGATTATCACCACCTACCGGCTGAGCAGCGGCAACACCGGCATTGATGCCGACATCGTAACTTATCGCAGCCGCGACTATCGCGTGACCTTTGTCGATCCGTACACGGCTTACGGCGCCGGTTTTGTCCAGGCGCACTGTGAGCTGCAGCCATTTGACGGAGGCCCGCGTGAGTAACAGCAGCACATCAGCCGGGTATCTGACGCCAGTAAGCGCGCCGCAGGCGTATGACGAAACACTGGAGCGTGAACTCAGCCAGTGGGTGCGGGCATTATCGGGCCTGCCGGCCAGGATGGTTCGCCCGCGCTGGACAGCGACACAAGCGGCAATACCTGCAGCGGACGTGGACTGGTGCGGATTCGGCATCATCGGCTTCACTGCTGACGATGGCCCCGCATTCGTGCGGCAGACCGATGACAGTAATCAGCTGTGGCGCCATGAGGTGATCGAAACGCTCGCCTCGTTTTACGGCCCACAGAGCCAGTCCATCGCGACGCTGTTCCGTGACGGGCTGACGGTTGAGCAGAACAACGAAACCCTGAAAACAAACGAGCTGTCTCTCGCTGATTACAGTGAACTGACCGCTTTCCCCGAGCTTATCAATAACCAGTGGGTGCGCCGGTACGACATTACCGTGCGCCTGCGCCGCAAAGTTATCCGCGATTACGGCATCAAATCTCTGGTCAGCGCGCCAGTATCATTCTTTGGAGATTAATCTATGGCACAGGGCTTACCTGTATCCAACGTTGTAAACGTTGATGTGATCATGTCGCCCACTGCGGCGACGGGTCGTAATTTCGGTTCACTGCTCATTCTCGGCACATCCACGGTTATCCCTGTGTCAGAGCGCATCCGTCTGTATACCAGCTCGGAAGAGATCGGTGCAGACTTTGGCGAGGACAGCCCGGAATATGCTGCCGCACTGGTGTACTTTTCGCAGTCTCCGCAGCCGACACAAGTTTATGTGGGGCGCTGGGCTAAAACCCTGGCGACGGCTGAATCCGGCAGCGTTGAGACGCTGGCGCAGGCTATCACCGCCGTGCTGCAGTTCACCAACTGGTATGGTCTGGGCATTGCCGACGACGAAGACCTCACCGCAGCGGAAATCACCGCGACCGCCGCCGCTATTCAGGCATCAAGCCTCAGTCGCGTGTTTGCCGTAACGTCCGACGATTCCGGCATTATCGACTCAGCCTCGACCACTGACATCGCCTCAACGCTCAAAGCCGCTGGCTACAGTCGAACCTTTGTTCAGTATTCGACGAAGAGCAAGTATGCGGCGCTGTCAGCATTCGGACGCGCGTTTACCGTCAACTTCACCGGCAACAACACCACGATCACACTGAAGTTCAAAACCGAGCCGGGTGTTACGTATGAAACCCTGACCAGCTCGCAGGCAGCGGCTGTCGATGCGAAAAACGCCAACGTTTTTGTCTATTACGCGAACGACACTGCGATCCTGCAGCAGGGCGTGATGGCTAACGGCGATTTCTTCGATGAGCGCCACGGCCTGGACTGGCTGCAGAACTACGTGCAGACCAATCTCTTCAACCTGCTGTACACCTCGACCACGAAAATTCCGCAGACTGAGGCCGGTGTAACCCGCCTGCTGTCGAACGTTGAACAGTCGCTGGATCAGGCAGTATCGAATGGTCTGGTAGCGCCGGGCGTATGGAATGGCGGCGACATCGGGCAGATCACTGCAAGCGACACGCTGACGAAAGGCTATTACGTCTATGCGCAGCCGCTGTCTTCTCAGGCCCAGGCCGATCGCGAGGCTCGCAAAGCACCGCTTATCCAGGCGGCAATCAAACTGGCCGGCGCAGTTCACTACGCCGATGTTCAGATTAACGTTGTCCGCTAAGGGGATATAAATGTCGACTTATAGCTTTATTGATGTCTCCGCCTCCCTGACTGGGCCAACGGGCGTTATCGATCTGGGTTACGGCTCAGCCAACTCGGACGAAGGCATTACCGTCACCATGACGGAGGCCAAGAACACCATGACAACCGGTGCCGATGGCGAGGTGATGCACAGCCTGCACGCGGGTAAATCGGGAACTATCACCGTAAACCTGCTCAAGACCTCCCCGCAAAACAAAAAGCTCTCGCTGATGTATAACGCACAGAGCCTGTCCTCGTCTCTGTGGGGTAACAACGTGATCGTCATGCGCAATAAGGCGTCTGGTGACATCGTTACCGCGCGCGCAGTGGCATTCCAGCGCCAGCCAGACTGGAACAACCCGAAAGTAGCCGGGACCGTCGCGTGGGTATTTGACTGCGGCAAAATCGACGAAATGCTCGGAGAGTTCTAATCCATGGAATTTGAAATCAAAGGCGTGCAGTACCGCACGGCAAAACTCAGCGTATTCGATCAGCTCAAAGTTTCCCGCAAACTGCTCCCGGTTCTGGCCGGGATGCTGGCTGACTTTCAGGGCATCAAAGCCGCAGCAGAAGGCGGTGACGTTTATAAAGCGATGGAAACCGCGCTGCCGAAAATTGCGGATTCACTGGCCGGCATGTCCGATGAAGATACCAACGCGATCATCTTTCCCTGCCTGTCAGTGGTTTCACGCAAAAACGGCAATACGTGGGCACCAGTTATGTCCCAAGGCGCGCTGATGTTCGACGACATCGATCTGATGAGCATGCTGCAAATGGTTGGTCGGGTGGTAGGCGACAGCCTGGGAAATTTTTTGCCCGCACTCCCCGCCAGCGAGACTGCGCCCCAGTAAGTGGCCTGACGCTGGAATCACTTCCTGATGGCGAAGATTTTCTGATGCGCCCGGTTGATGCCGGGTACATCAGCTATTCAGCCCTGAAGGATGGTTCGGTAGACCTGGCAGACATTGCCCGAATGAATGACTGGCTCGACCTGAAGGCAGACAACAATAACCGCATAGAGCGCTGGAGAGAGGCAAATGAACGCTGAGACTATCAAGGATTTTCTGGTAAGCCTCGGCTTTCAGGTTGATGACGCTGGAGCGCGCAAGTTTGATGCAGTAGTGGCCGGTACTACGTTAAAAGTAGTGAAACTCGGTACTGCCACTGAGGCTGCCGCGCTGTCAGTTTTGGCCTATACCACCAAAATCGCCAGCGGTCTCGATCAGCTCTACTGGGCGTCTCAGCGCACGGGCGCAACGGTCGCGGGCATTCAGGCGATCGGCTATGCCGCAGCTCAGGCCGGGTCGAGTGCAGAGGCTGCGCGCGGTTCGCTGGAAAGCCTGTCGCGCTTTATGCGTAATAATCCCGGCGCCGAAGGTTTCCTGAATCGCCTGGGTGTGCAGACGCGTGACGCCAGCGGCAACATGCGGGATATGGCGTCCATCTTTACCGGCGTCGGCCAGCAGCTGACCAAAATGCCTTACTACCGCGCGAATCAGTACGCGCAGATGCTGGGCATTGATGAAAACACCCTGATGGCAATGCGCCGCGGTATGGGACAGTTTGGCGCGCAGTATACGCAAATGGCGAAAGCTATTGGCTTCAATGCCGACCAGGCGGCCGCCAGCTCTAACCGCTTCATGACTTCTCTACGCGCATTCGGCCAGATGGCAGGTATGGCGCGCGACAAGATCGGCTCTAACCTGGCGGAAGGGCTTTCCGGTTCTATCGATACCCTGCGCAAGCAAATCGTCGACAACTTCCCGAAGATTGAGCAGACGATTACCAGCGGCGTTAAAGGCATCCTGTGGCTCGCTGAGGTAATCGGGCGTGTCGTGTATCGGCTGATTCAGGCCGGCGGCGACATCATGCAGTGGTGGTCATCGCTGGACAAGTCAACGCAGCGCCTGATTGAGGTGTTCGGCGCGCTCGTTATCGCCTGGCGCATCCTGAATGGCGCATTCGTGATGTCGCCGATTGGCATGATTACCGCCCTTGGCCTTGCCATTCTGGCGCTCTACGACGATTACAAAACGTGGAAGGAAGGCGGCCAGTCACTCATCGACTGGAAAAAGTGGGAGCCGCAGATTAAGGGCGCCATCAAAGGCGTCGACGATCTGAAAGATGCCGTTATGCGCCTTCTCGGTATCGACCCGCAGACATGGACAGCCAAATGGGACATGAGCAACCTCATGGAGAACCTTGGCGAGCTGTCCAAAATGCTGGACGGAATAGCGCGCCTGCTCAACGCCATTAAAGACGGCAGATGGAAAGATGCCTATGCGATCGGGCGCGAGCTGATAAATCAGGGGCAGGGCAGCCCGGATGCATTACCTGCGGTGTCCGCCAGTGCGGATAATGCCGCTGAGTGGCTGAAGAGCAAAACAGGTTTCGACCCCAGAAGCATCGGCCAGTGGGTGAGAGGACTTGGCTCTGCAGCGCCAAAGCCGACTAAAGACGGGGCTGCGCTACTCGGCTGGATGAAGCCCACTCTGGATAAGCTCGAGCAGGTTTATCGCTTACCTGAGGGGCTGCTGCGAAGTGTTGCGATCACCGAGTCCGCAGGCAACCCCAATGCGATGTCTGGCGCTGGTGCGCAAGGGCTATTTCAGCTGATGCCCGGCACGGCTAAGGATTTGGGGCTGCGCGGTAACGAGGCATTTGACCCGGTTAAGTCCGCCCAGGCTGCAGCGAAATATCTCGCTCAGCTCTTAAAGGCCAATAACGGCGATCTTCCCAAAGCGCTCGCGTCCTATAACTGGGGGATTGGCAACGTCCAGAAGCACGGCATGGCACTAATGCCGGAAGAAACCCGGAATTACATACCGCGCGTCCTCAGCAATATGCCGTCCAGTGGCGCGCAGATCAGCCAGGAAACTAACATCCATATCCACGGAGTTAACGACCCCAGCAGGGCCGCCAGCGAAGTCGCCGACAAGCAAATGGCAGTGAACTCACGCTTTTCACAAGCACTTGGAACGGGGCCGCGCTGATGGACATTCTTTCTACGCTGTTTTCACAACAGAGCCGGAAAATCGGGCTGGTAGTACCGGACGTGGTGATCACCGAAAAACACAGCGACACACTGGAAATCACAGAGCATCCCGTCGAAAAGGGTGCTCCTGTTGCTGACCATGCGTTTAAAAGGCCGCCCGAACTGGTGATGGAGGTGGGTTTTTCTGGCGGTGGCTCGTTGCTGGACCTCCTCGATACTTCTTCGATAGGGCTTAGCCTTGGCCTAAGCCCGAAAGAGGTGTATCAGCAGCTGATCGACCTGCAGGAAAGCCGCGTGCCGTTTGATGTGGTAACGGGCAAGCGCCTTTACACAAACATGCTGATTCGCGTGCTGGATGTAACGACTGACCGTACATCGGAAAACGTGCTGATGGCGACGCTGACGCTGCGCGGGGTGATCATCTCTTCAACGCAGACGATATCGGTGGCGGATAAGGCCGACATGACGCAGGGCGTGAGCACGTCAGCAGTGCAAAACTCCGGCGTTAAGTCGACGAAGCCCACCGCCAGCCAGTCGATTTTATCGAAGCTGTCCGACCTGTTTTAAGGAGACACGATGCAGGCCAGTGAAATCCCCCTGTCACCTGATAACCAGCAATTCGCCGTGGCGATAAACGGGGTTAATTACTCGATAAGAACAATATGGCGTGACGCCGCAGGCTGGGTGATGGATCTACTCGACAGCAGCGGCGCAGGCATTGTGACCGGCATTCCTCTGGTTACGGGCGCTAACCTGCTGGCGTCATTTTCTTATCTCGAACTCGGCTTCGGGCTCGTGGTGCTTTGCGATGATCCGACGCAGGACTACCCCACTAAAACCGACTTAGGCATAAGCAGCCATCTCTGGGCCGTAACGGAGTAAATATGTCACAGAACTGGATGCGCCACTTCGAGCTGCAAATTCTGTCAGAAAGTGGTGAAGGCATTAGCCTGGGTGACTTCAAGGTGACGTTCCGCATTGAGTGGACTGATACCCGCTGGCCGCGCGTTGCGATGGTGAAGATTTATAACCTTTCCAAAGACACCTGCAGCCGTATTCTGGGAAAAGAGTTCGCGAAGATTAAGATCATCGCGGGCTATGACGGCATGCCAGCCGCGGTAGACAGTAGTCAGGTAGGCGTGGCAACGGAAGTAGACCCATCACAAGTCGGCCAGACGAATGGCACGAACTTCGGGGAAATTTTCAGCGGTGAAATTCGCTTTACTGTCACAGGCCGCGATAATCCGACCGATACATGGGTGCTGATTCAGGCGATCGACGGGCATCAGGCTTTCATGAACGCCAGCGTGACCACAACGCTCGCGGCCGGTTACACCGTGGCTGATGTTCATGCTGCTTTAATGAACAGTTGGAATCCCTTTGGGTTAAAACAGGGTGTTACTGCCCAAATGCCAGCGACTGTCTTTCCGCGTGGGCGCGTACTATATCAATCAACTCGTGATGTTATGGACAGCGTGGCAGTACAGTGTGGCGCAACATGGCAACTAGTGGATGGGCGAGTCCAGATGGTGCCTACTGACAAATACATCAAAGATGCAATCGTGCTTAACAGTGACACTGGGCTAATCGGGATGCCGCAGCAGACTATGGGGGGCGGGGTAAATGTGCGATGCCTTATCAACCCAAACATCGCTATTAACGGATTAGTGCAAATTGACCAAGCTTCTGTGTACCGAAGCGCTTTGAATAATCAAGACCTCTACAGTGGCAGATATAGCGAGTCAAAAGATGCGAATGGGAACCTGGTGGTTAATGGTAAAATACAAGATGAATCAGGAAAGCTAATAGATGCCCCACCCATTAGCCAGCCTTCATCTATTGCCGCTGATGGGGTCTATATCGTATATTCTATAGACTACACAGGCGATACTCGCGGGCAGCCGTGGTACATGGATATTATGTGTCGCGCCCGCAATGACGCCACCCTGAAAAGTCAGGCATCAATTAACCGCTCGGTTGGAGCGCAATGATAAAACTGATCGCTATTTTGGCTGTCGCCTGCGTTTTCCCTGTATCGGCAGCCGTAACGTGCTCAACCACAGCGACCGGCACCACTTGGTGCTCTGGTACCGATAATGCTGGACGCCCTGCAAACACTGAATCATACACTACCGGTACCGGAACGACTTACACTAAGGGCAGTGACGGTAATGGTGCTGTGAATAGAAGGTGCAACACAACGGCCACCGGTACAACGTATTGTGAATAACGAAATTTTAAAAGGAATTATTATGAAGCGTTCAATATGGCTTTTGCTTTCATCACTTATTGCGTTTTCATCATATGCTGAGCCAAAGGTCAATCTTGATGAGATAACCAAGACGGTTACTGTCAGCGGATTGAGTGATGTTGCGGAAGGTTGTGATGTACACCAAGGGTTATTAACGCTTTTAGGAATGCAATACTCTGATAGTGGCAATACCATCAAGTTATTGCGTTTCCGGAACAGTGTTGGTGACACTTTGGTGATGCCAACGGGCTTTGATGCGCTGACAAAGAATGAAAATAATGGTGTGAACCAGATGCTTGAAGAGGGCAATAAATACTTCGTGAGATTCTCAGCCTGTGGGAGTGGTGGGTTTCTTAGCCTGATTGAGATAAATCGCACTGTTTAAATGAAAAACTTCTTTTACAACCCGTTTCGGCGGGTTTTTTATTGCCCGGAGTAAACATGTCAGTCAATCCTCAGTCGCTGGCAGGCGGCGAACAGCAGGCGATGAAGGTGCTGTCTGACACCATCTTCTCCATGCTGCGCGTCTCCATGCCTGGCATCATCCAGTCGTTCGACCCTATAGCGTGCACCTGCACTGTTCAGCCTGCCATATCAGGTCAGGTTGCTGATGAGGCAGGTCAGTTTAAATCGTCACCGCTACCGTTGCTCGTCGACGTGCCGGTGGTGTTCCCGCGCGGTGGCGGCTGCACCATTACTTTTCCTGTGAAAGCAGGCGACGAGTGCCTGGTGGTGTTTTCCGATCGCTGCATCGACTTCTGGTGGCAGAACGGCGGCGTGCAGGAGCCTGTTGACCCCCGACAGCATGACCTTTCAGACGCCTTCGCGTTCATTGGTCCTCAGTCGCAGGCGGAAGTGATAGGCAATATCAGCACCTCGACGCTTCAGATGCGCACCGATGACGGCGCGACTTATATCGAGCTCGACCCAAACAGCCACGCGGTAAATATTATGGCGCCGGGCGGACTGAACGTGACGACACCGCTCGCTAAGTTCAGCGCTGCTGTAACCATCAACGGATTGCTGACGTGGATGGGCGGCATGGTGGGTAGCCTGGCAACCGGAACCGCGGCGAAAATTACGGGTGCCATTGAGTTTATAGGCTCCCTCAAATCCAACGGCAAAGACATCAGCGACAGTCACACGCACAGCGGCGTGCAGACTGGTAGCGGCAACTCTGGCAAGGTGAACTGATGCGATACAGACGCGAAGATGCCGATGGTGATTACACCTTCGGACAGGGCGACGATACCTGGCTGATCAACTCACCGGAAACGGTGGCGCAGGCGGTGAAGACGCGCTTCCTGCTTTGGTACGGACAGTGGTTCCTTGACACTACAGAGGGCACGCCGTGGATACAGTCAGTGCTGGGTAAGCAGAAGCCGGAAACCTACAACCTCGCCATTCGCCAGCGCATCCTTGAGACGCGAGGCGTTAACTCTATCAGGTCGTTCGATACGACGCTGAATACCTCATCCCGTCGCGTGGTGTTTACCGCGACGATCGACACTATCTACGGAACGACGACAGTCACAAGCGAGGCGTAATGGCTCTCAATTTAGACACGCTGGGGCTCGCCGCTACGGTGACCGCCTCAGGGATAAGTGCGCCTGATTACCAGACAATCCTGAGCACTATCACCGAATATTTCCAGCAGATTTACGGCACCGACGCCTATCTCGAGCCTGACAGTAAAGACGGGCAGATGGTCGCACTCGTAGCGCTGGCAGTACATGATGCCAACAATACAGCGATTCAGGTTTACAACTCTTTCTCACCGTCCTCCGGCATGACCGATGCCCTTACGCGCAACGTCAAAATTAACGGCATTGCGCGCAAGGCCGCCACTAACTCCACGGTTGATGTGACGCTCACCGGCACGGCAGGCACGACGATCACCAATGGCTCGGTAAAAGACGCCAATGGCGTCATCTGGAACCTGCCGGCCAGCGTGACTATTGACGTAAGCGGGGCGGTGACGGTAACGGCTACCTGCGCTAATTCAGGTGCCGTTGCGGCGGTCGCGGGCAGCATCACCAAAATCAACACGCCGACGCGTGGATGGACTGCGGTCTCGAATGCCAGCGCGGCTACTGTGGGCTCCGCAGCGGAAACCGATGCTCAGCTTCGTGTGCGACAGGCTCAGAGCGTAGCTATTCCGGCCCTGACGCCGTTTGATGCTGTCGACGGTGCGATCGCCAACGTTACAGGCGTAACCCGTCATAAGCTTTACGAGAACGATACCGGAGCAGTGAACAGTGACGGCATTCCTGCACACTCAATCGCGGCAATAGTGGACGGTGGAGACGTTACGGATATCGCACAGACTATTCGTGGTAAAAAGGGCCAGGGCGTTGCCACTTACGGCTCTACGACCGTCACTGTGCCGGATAAATACGACAATCCGCACGCAATCAGCTTCTCGCGATCAACTGATGTTCCGATATATGTCGCCATAACGCTTAAGGTTTTCACCGGTTACACCACTCAGATCGGCGAGCAGATTAAGCAGGCGATAGCCGATTACATCAACAGCCTGACAATTGGCGATGACGTCCTGTTAAGCCGCATCTATTCGCCGGCAAACCTCGGTGTCGTGAGCGGCGGCAACGCGAAATACTACGACATCAACGCCCTGACTATTGGCAAGTCGGCCGGCTCGCAGGCGGCAGCAAATATCGTCATAGCCTTCAACGAATCAGCATCCTGCAGTACAGCAAATATCGTTCTCACGGTGACGTCATGAGCAAATACACCGACCTGATTACCAACTACCACAGGGGAAAGCCTCTGTTTGTCGATCACGTCGACCTGTCAACGCGTCCGCTTACTGACACTTCTACAGTGCTGCAGAATCTGCTCACTGCCTTCGATATAGACAGCGCGATAGGCGTGCAGCTTGATGTTCTGGGTGAGTGGATTGGGCGAACGCGAATCGTCAGCCAGCCAATCAGCGGCGTTTACTTTTCGTTTGATACCGATGGGGTTGGCTGGGACCAGGGCGTCTGGCAAGGGCCGTATGACCCGGACGCTGGCTTCACCAGCCTGAGTGATGACACTTATCGTATTGTCCTGAAGGCGAAGATAGCCATCAACAGCTGGGATGGGCAAAACGACTCGCTGCCGGCAATTCTGGAAACCGCGCTAGAAGGTTCCGGTTTGCGGATGCAAATCGTCGACAACCAGGACATGACCATCTCAGTCTGGGTATTTCCGGAAGAGGATATCAGCCAGGTGTCACTCGAGCTTCTGGCTGCTATCAAACAAGGCTACCTGACAGTTAAAGCTGCCGGAGTATGGGCCGGCGATGTTCAAACGCCTTCTATTTTAACACCATCAGTTGGGTCGAAATTCTTCGGCTTCGATATGGACAATGAATATATTGCCGGCTTTGATGACGGCGCATGGGGAGTGACACTTTAATGGCTACAAATAACTTTAAGGCGTTTGCAAACACAAATAGCGCAAACGTAACCAGCCAGGCTGATTATGAATCGCTGGCTGCATTACTCAGCGGTTTTCAAAGTGGCAAGGCGTCTTCAGCACAAATCAATAAGGTTCTTCGCCAGTCATCGGCAATGGCCTATGTTTTGGCTCAATTCATTTCAGACTCAGCGAATGTGGACGTTCTGGACAATGGAAACACGTCCGCGATTTTGGCGAACTTGAAATTAGCCATGACAGCGTTAACACCGGGGCGATTACTTGGAAAAAAAATCTTAACCAGCTCCGGAGTCTACAACCCAACAATCGGAACCAAATCAATAATTGTTGAAGCGATTGGAGGGGGGGGGCAGGTGGAGGTAGTGTTGCTACAACCTCTGGGCAGCAAGCATCAGGAAGCGGCGGTGCTTCTGGTGGGTACGTGATGGGAACTTTTACTTCGGGGTTCTCAGGTGCAAGCTACATCATTGGTAGTGGCGGGGTTGGTGCAACCGCAAATAACGGCGGCAATGGTTCAGCGACAACATTTCTGACAATAAATGCTGGGGGAGGGAATGGAGGGCCTGTGGGTCCGGCATCTGTCTCATCTGTCATTGCTGGCTCATTTGGTGGAACTGCTACAGGTGGTGAAATCAATGCGGCCGGTTTAAATGGTAATAGTGGAATTGTCTATACATCAGCAGTAGCGGTAGGTGGGTTCGGAGGCTCCAGTAGAATTTATCCGGGGAGTGGGGGTGCAGCTAGGGCATCTTCGGGAGACGGGTTCCCAGCTACAGGCTATGGCTGCGGCGGTGGTGGAGCAAACTCAGGGCCATCTGGAACGACGAGAGCAGGTGGAAACGGAACTCAAGGCTTAATCATAATTTGGGAGTACGCATAATGTCAGAGACATACGCTTTGATTCAGGATGGTAAAGTCATCAGTTGCATTGTATGGGATGGGCCTGAGGTTACACCCATGAAATTTGAAAAGGGTGTAACTTACGCGGCAGTTCCTGATGGAGAAGGCAATCAACCTTCTATTGGATGGAATTTTGACGGAAAATCATTTATTGCACCAGCTCTAACTGACGAACAAATAAATGAGCAAAAAGAGCATAAGGTTGCCAATAACATTGCAATGAAATCAGGCCTTATTGCGTTAGCTACAGAGGCGATTGCGCCGCTTCAAGATGCTGTTGACTTGGATGATACCAATGACCAAGAAACAGCATCTTTGAAGGCATGGAAGAAGTATCGGGTTGCTGTAAACAGAATCGATGCAAACACAAGTGACGACATCGCATGGCCCGCTATGCCTTAAAAGCCCCGACAGGGGCAATTTAACTAGATCTCACCGATCAGCGGAATTGCGGCGCTAATGATTTGTTGTGGAGTTAAATCCCTGACAGCGTACGTTGGGGAAACTAAATAATTTGCATTTTCATAATTTGCTCCAAATACAATTCTTATTGCAAAATTGTCCCACATTTCTTGGTTGTATATAAAAAGCCCTCGCTTGTCAAAAAAGTTAGATATGTGAGCAAACGAGGTGTCAACAGAAACGATAAAATGAGACATGCCAATAACAGACATTGCAGTAAATATACTCACATCAGGAAGTTTGTGAACTTTACTTGAACTAATCTCGAACCCGCTAAGCTGGTCTTTCGAGCCCATAATGACAACATCTAATCCACTAGCTTTTGATAACTCTTCTGCTATCTCAACCGTTTTATCGCTAGGCAAACTCCGATTAAAGTTACTAGCAAATGGGCACAAGCATAATATCCCGTTGTTTATTGAGTCAACTAAGTGTCTGGCTTTTTGTTTGTCATCTTCGGGTATTTCTATACTGTATTTAGGAGAGAGCTCATTAACTTTAAGCTTCTTAAGAATTATGTTGCCTCTGTCGGTAAGGTGCTTATCAGTACAAGAATAATCTACAGTTTCATCAAAGCACGCTCGGCTAATTCCGTTTCCGTTGAAGCAAGTTGAGAAATTAGGGTTGATGGCAAAAAGGGACCGCAATCTTTGAGGAGTTCTCAAATTATCTCCGTAAAGGTCTATTGCCAGATACACCTTTTCTTTGGTCAAGTTAGATATTGACCTCCTGCTCAAGGAATCCGAATAGGGTACAACCCATTCAATGAAGCTTTGATTGGAAAGAAAGTTCACATATGAAGGGTTGCAAATCAAACCAATTCTATATCCCGATTTTTTAAGTGTATTAAAAACACCCGAGAATATGATGTAGTCGCCCAACCCTTTAGTGGGTAATATGAAAAAAATGATATTATTTCTTTTTCTTTCCGGAATAAACTTCCTTACTCTCTTAGCTAAAGCCATCCAGAGTATGCGTAAGAACAAGTTTAAGCCATTGTTTTCTATAAAACTTCTTGCGACTTCTACTTTTTTCGATAAATACATCATTTTTTCCAGTATAGGTCCGTCATTTCGGTAACTTTTGATCAAATTCGGTTGTTAATAGCACTGAAATTATAGTCTAATCGGAATGATTAACTTGATCCCAATCATTTCTTACAGAATTGTAATCTTTTCTCAGATCATTGTACAAAGCGTGGGGAGGCATAAATATTTCATTTCACCGTTGATCGAGAAAAAAACCCCGGCGACGGGGATGGTTGGAGGACATCATCGTGCTGGGTAAAGTTACTGCCACGATTGTCGGTAATGACTCCAAATTATTGATAGTGTTTTATGTTCAGATAATGCCCGATGACTTTATCATGCAGCTCCACCGATTTTGAGAACGACAGCGACTTCCGTCC